AGTGACATTGATCGGCGTGTTCCCGACCATGCCTTGCTGCGGCTCGGAGAGGCCATAGTCCCACTCCCCGGTGACCGTATTGTATTTGACGAAGCTGTCGTTCTCGCCGGTCGTCGAGGCCTGCGACGGGAAGTCCCAGCGCACCTCGTCGAAACCAGCGTTGGCCCCGCCCCGGATGTGCGAGAAGTAGACGTAGTTGCCGTGGGTATCGCGGGTGTTGTTCAGGTTCTTGAGGACGACGTCCCACACGTCGCACTGCAACCTTTGCACCACGCCGTTGGAGTACATCCAGAAGGCGTCGCGCGACATCCAGTAGACCTGTGGGCCGTAGACGGCGACGGCGTCTTTGGAGATAAGTCCACAGCCCTGTGCGATCTCGTTGAACCCGAACACGTCAGGGTATCCGATGTACATCATCACCCAGAGGCCAACGTCTGTCCAAAGCATCGCTTGTTGAGGCCCCTGGATGCCACCTATGATTTTACTTCCGCGCGTCAGGCGAAATGTTCCGGCCTGATTGCTTACGCTCGCGACCCAGGCGTTATAGTTGGCGTTGTCGCACCATGCGACGAGCATTGGGTCCTGCACCTGGGCCGTGCTTGCTCCATAGGCGATGATCTGCTGCTCGGGCATGCCGACAAAAAAGCCGGTCACATTGCTCGGCCCGTTGGCGATCATCTGCGCGTTCTGAAGGCCGCTGGTCGGGTCCCAAACGAATAAGGGACCGTTGGTCGCGTTCGCGATCAGCGAGGAGCCCCAGTTGCCGAGCGACCAGCTGTCCTCGGAGATGTTGCCGAACCCAGGCGTGCCAGGGGCAGGCGGGAACTCAGTCGCCGCGATCGGCTGCGGCTGCGCGCCGGAGCCCCAGCCGCCGACGCCCCAGCCGCCGACGCCCCAGCCAGAGTTCGGGAGAAGCGGCGCTTGCGTGACCCAATAGAGGATCTGCGGCGCGCCGCCGAGATTGCCTTCGTAATGGGTGGCCGACGTCGGGATGGAGTTCTGCGCGAAGATGATGAAATTGTTCGCGTCGATGACGAGCTGGACGGTGTAGAACCCCTGAAGCGCGACCTCCTCGTTGGCGCCAACGAGCGTCGGAATCGGCATGGCCCAGGTCGAGCCCTGGACGAGCCCATGGTTGGGCAGATTAACCGTGATCACTTCGCTGTTGGCGACCGAGGTGAATGTCGCGACTGCCGGGCTGACTGGGACTGACGTCGAAATCGCGTTGAACGGCAGCGTGATCGTGTACTGCTGCGCCGTCAGCATCGCCGTGATCGGGAACGAGCCAAAGATGACGATGCCGCCGATCGCAATATGGCATTGGATCTGGATCGCGCCGTAATTGTTGACCGCCGCATTGGGGTCATTGATCGTGACGATCGGTGAGCCCGCCGTGGTCGCGAAGGTCTGTCCCGAGGCGCTCATCGCGTATTGCGGCGAGATGTTCTGAATCGCTGGCGTGCCGTTCTGGGTCGGCGTCATGGCGTTGAGGCCCGCCGTCCCGGCGACCGCGAGGTGGTTCTCGATGTCGAGGTCAGCCCAGGCGCATAGCTCGCGCGTGATGCCGGGGACCGAGACGTTCGAGGGGCCGCCAGCCGACGGCCCCAGGATACTCGACCAGAAATTCATCCACCCGCCGATCTTCTCCGGCAGGCCCCCTCTCCAGCGAATCAGGTTCGATGCGACGATGTTCGCCTGGAGCAGCGTCGGGGTCTGAAGCAGCTTGACCCCTGGCATGATCTTGACGGTGTCATAGGGCACGGCATCATCCCGCAGGAGCCGGGGCTGGCGCAGCCGCCTGCGTCGCGCTGTAGGACGACATCTGGTTCCAGCCAAGGAACCGTTTCCGGACCTCTTCGTTCTTCGCCGAGCCGAGCAGTTCGTTGTATTGCTGCTCCCAGCTCACAGCCATGCGCGGGTCGTCGGCCTGGGCGCCGTAATTTTTCCTATAGCCGGCCGCCGAGATCATCGCGCAGGCGAGGAAGAGATCGGGCAAGACCTGGGTCAGGAACGTCGTCTGCGTTCCGTCATTGGGCGGCGCGCTGTAGAGCGGGACCGGCCTGCACTTGCCATGGATCATGAAGAAGTACGCCTGATCCGGCGTCGGGCCGAAGCCGAGGATCTGGTCCGTGATCGGCGCGAAGTATTTCGGCCGCCCGAGGGGGCCAGGATCTGGGTAGAGGCCGCTGTAGACCGCATCGAGGTAGTCGACAGTGGTCGGCAGGAGGGGCTCGCCTCCGGTCGTGGGCGCAACGCCTGTGGCAGGCGGGATGGGGGCGTTGGGCGGCTGGATCGAGACGCGCTCGACGATGAGGATCTGCTGGGCCGGCGTCGGGTTCGCCAGCGCGGCGTCGCCCGCCAGGAAGGTCTGCGCGCGCTGGAAGGGAACCATGGGGAACCACTGCTGCGTCGCGGCGTGCAGGAGATCCAGCTCGCGATAGCAGCGCTGCTCGGCGTAATCGATGATGGTCGGCAGGATGAGAACGAAGTTCGGCTCGTTCACATTGTTGTTCGGAACGACCATTTCGCTCGCGAGAGCGGCCTGGAAGCTGGCGTAGGTGTAGCTCATCTGTGGGTTGGCCTTGGGGCTTGTCGGGCGGGCGCGGGCCTTTGAGCTGACTGGTTGGGTGCGGTGGCAGGCGTCGGCTGGTTGCCCTCATCGAGCCACGCCAGATATTCCGCGTAATCGCGGTTGGCGGGATCGAACGGGACGAAAGCGCCGTCCTCGTCGCGGACGATGACGTTCTGGCTGGGGGCGTTGGTCATATGGTCCCAGATTTGCGTGTAGGTCATGGTCAAAGCTCCGCGTCTAAACTATAGTAAACGATGAGCGCGAATGTATCAGTGCCGTTGACAGTATTTGTAGCTGGACCGCTGCTGATCTCCATTCTGCCAGATTGATTATCAACATAAATCGTTGGGCTACCCGCAGCCAGATTGTTTTGCGCACCAGCGTTAAATACAACTGCTGTTGGCGCTGCGCGCATTGTTTGAAAACTTAAAGTCGCATCACTCCATTGTGCCGCAGTATAAGCCGTAAATCGAGTACTGCCAGCGATCAGTCGGAAATACCTCTGGCAATCGGCCATGCTCTTGGCCAGCGACTGGCGATTATAGGGCGTGGCGACTGAGCCGATCTCCAGCTTGACTCCGGTCACATAGAAGGTTGCGGCATTGGTGCCGACGATGCTGACTGCACCGGTCGCGCCGAAATAAGACGTTGGAGCCCATGCACCAGCGGGACCGCGAAAGTTCGCCCCATTGCCATAATCAAACGCAACCCGCACGGAACCAGCGTTGCCGCTCATGATCCATGGGCCGCCAGTGTCGCCGGGGATGGTGAGAACGATCTTCGTCCAAGTGTTCGCCGTAGGGATTGAAAAAGTAAATGGATACGAACGTGTGGGCGTCGGCAGATTAAGAAATGAGCCACTAAACGTACCAGTCAAACTTGAATAGGCCCAAAATGATAAAGTCACCGATTGTGCGTTTAGCGTACCCCACGCGAAATCACTCGCCATATCGGCTTCAATGCGCTGTTCAAGATAAAAAACCTCAGTCGCTAATGCTGTATAAGCTGATGTCGATTGAGCCCCTAAATAATAAGGAAACCCAGTTGGCCCATTGATGCTATTTAAGTTCCGACCCCAAAGGAATTTGTTAGAAGCAGGGGGTGCGCCACAATACCATCGATCAACCAGATAGCTGTTCTGTCCATTGAAAGTTGCGCCGTTATTTCTTTGATCTATCCTCATATCGCCGTTGATGATGCGGTTGTCGCCGTACTTGACGTTGGCCTGCGCCCAGGAGGTGGTGGCGAGGTCGAGGCTGTTGTCAGCCGCAGGCGGCGAGGCCGCTCGGGCCAGTCCGGAGAACGCCGCCGTCGTCCCGGCCAGATTGCCGGTGAGCGTCCCGCCCGAGAGCGGTAAGAACTGGCCAGCCGCAATGCCGCTCGCCTCCCACTTGGTTCCGTCCCAAGTCCAGGCGATCCCGCCCGAGACGAAGACTTGGCCGAC